GCGCTTTCCTATCACCACTTCCTAACTCGTTGTCTCTTCCAGTTATAGGTAAAATTTGTGACAGGAAGCCTATAACCGAAATCTTGGTCATTGATCTCAAAACCCTCATCTTTGGCCATAACTTTACTAATGAAAGGATGTGTTAGGTGCACCCCTATATCCATATCTCTCCGGAACAAATCACAGAAATCAAGGATCTCACTAGCAGAGCTATTATACCTGAAGGCTAAATCTTCAATTGACACTACCACGCCTTTTATCCCAGTACGTTTGAGCTCGTTCTCGATGAGAATCACAACTAAAGCCTTGCCTTTTGGGAAACACGTGTTCAAACGCTTGAGACACGCAATGAGTACCCCATTCTCGTCTAGAGTACACAATTTCTCCCAAAAAAGCTCGACCCTTCTCCTCGATACTTACTCCTTTTAAATCTGGGATGAAAGACTTACCATCCATATAACCAAACTTTTTAAACCAACACGACAAATTAACCCATGGCTTATACGCACCATCAACGAAAACCCAGGAATGTTTCAGAAATTGTAAATCCCTAAAATCACGACATATTCCCTCTTTAATCTTCGCCTGAAAACCAGCCCTGAACCAAGCTCTCTCAAAAACCTCGGGAGCTCGATCCACACTGATTCTCCGTCTCGAGATACTATCCACCATCGAGATGAAGCCAAAAACTTGAGCCATATTGTTCGCATAAGTTGTAAAACCGTGTCCGCTAAGAAGACCGCAGTGATTCTCATTATAAGAGATCTCTAGATATTCCTTCTTAGGATTACACCTATTAATCAATCTAATGGGTTTCTTCAACTGCTTCATAGCACTACGAATGTAAACGCTCACCGCCGGGTCACCCGAACACATCACCTTTTCAACCATATTCAACACAGGCCAAAACATAGATGCGTCACAAGCTTTAATATCACAATTAATGAAGAGTATTTCCCCTTGACCATCTTTATACGATATACAAGAATCGTCTGAAAAGATGATCATGGCTAATTTATATTTAGTTTTAACACTAATTAAAACATCAATCGCCTGATCCATACTATCAGCTCGGGGACCCGGAATGTACACGAATACACATGAACGATAAATAAATGGATGGGTAAACGCTTCCTTATGAGGACCCGCCAAAGCCCCACTCTCGAAAGCTGAAAGACCAGATATCTCGCCTATCGTTCTTAATTGTTTCTTGCGAGCTAAAATTTCATCCGGTTTCAATTTGTAATCCCCGTATTTTCGGTAGTCTTTCCGCAACCAACCCTTACGGAAACGTTTCGCATCATTAAGTAGACGCTCCTTTTTCTTGGCATGAGCTTCATTGAGCCACGCATCTACAGCTTGATGATAATCATACGTCTTAGCCAAGGATACAATATAATGAGCCCTAAATTTCTCAAAGCCGATTCTAGTCCTAAATTGGCATTGATTTTCATACAGTTCAGTGTGAATAGCTAAGTTTTCACGAACACCGAACATCCGCTTCTTAGAAGCTTGCACCAGGGCATGAGGTGTGCAAGCATAATTTTGCCCATGCGTACCAAGAGAACAAAACGCAATTTTAAATTCGGGGGCAATTTGTTGGTGGATGTTTTTACGAAATGAAAAATCAACACAAACGCCATCAACCTTGATCAACCTACATCTATAAGATCTAACGGTTTCCCAGTTAAATCTAATAGGACACAGGACAACCGGGTCTAACGTTGAGACAGGGGTGCAATGAACCCGGACCACTTGCGTAGGCCAGACGCCACGGGCTCTCCCCTTTGCTGAAAATCCACATCGCTCAAACCATTAGTGGTTAATAAAGAAGTACGAGCGGCAGTGTACTGTCCAGTCAGCTCCATACTTTGGCTTATATACCAGGCAGAGTTATTCATTAACCTTTTAACTCTATTAACCTGGTGAAGATTAGTTAAGGTTAAAATATCATCTTCAAATTCAGTTCCAAGCATTGATAAACAATTCCTGAAAGTGACCTTAGATGCATTATAACCTAAAGCTATCTTCAACATTAGAAAGCTAACATATTCATTCAACACCACAACACGTTCAATAGAGTTATAACCGCTTCCAAAAAAGTAGTCCTTTCTCCTATTACTAATGTCAACTGATGAAAAATTAAAATAATCTAAGTAAATAAACTTAGAAATTAGCCCTCCAAGCCAAATAGGTCGATAAGCTAAAAAGGAATTACGATACCAATACCACGTTGTGACAAACACCACAAAACCCGTGACACCGTAAGCCTCTAACTTACCGAATTCAGCTAGACTAAAGAATCCCTTGTGATACAAGACTCCCAATACCACGCAAAACGCTGAAAAAATAATCAGCGTAACAAGCCACCAATCTCTCCAGTCTTGACGAACCGCTATCTCAACAAGAGTATAACGGCGACGCCACCTGGGGATCAGTTGTCTCATCCTTCTCATATAAAACTGACGTATTAAATGTTCAGGACGATCAAGCTCCATTACATCGCGATAATAATGGGCGAAAAAAAGCTGAGCCTTTACTTGTGGCTTTCAAGTCCCAGCTAAATAAGCCTTGCCTTTCACGAGAGAATCTCTTCCTAATGAGTGCGATCCTCCTAATCGCACGCATCCTCCACACCCAGTTAGCAACTCTGGGCATCAAGAATTTCATAATTCGAAGAACAGCCCTCCTCTTGGTGAGGGGTGCATAAGCATTGGCGGATGCTTCATCACACTTATGTTCTTCGGAGTCCGCTACACTAAATCTGTAGCTAATACCATTCCCA